GCGGTAGCCGGTACGAACGAAGGCGGGCTCCCGACGCTCTTCCTCTGTGACGAGTTGCACGAGTGGGGAGACATCGGCGAAGGCCGACGTGCCCGCGTTCACACCGTGATCGGTAAATCGACACTTAAGCGTCAGACAGCCCACGGTTCCGGCCGGATCATCAACATCTCCACGGCAGGGTTCGACAAAGATCATTCGTTGCTTGGGGTGCTCTACAAGCACGCACTCAAGGTGCTTCATGATCCGTCACTCGATCCCCGGCTTCTCGTAGACATCCATGAGGCTCCGGCCGGACTCAACTACGAAGACCCCAGAGATCGAGCCATCGCAGTACGAGCGGCATCGTCCGGCGCGGATGTGATCTGGTCGGTCGCTGACCGGGTGGCCGCGTGGAACGACCCGACCATGCCGCATCACGAGTGGATCAGGTACTACGCGAATCAATGGATGGACGTCGCGGAAGACTCGTGGTTGAAAGATCATCCTTCCGCGTGGTCGGCTTGCGCTGGAGACTGGAAGAGCGACCAGGCCAACATGTTCGTGCTCGCGGTAGACATGGCGTTGAAGCATGACTCCGTGGCCGTGACCCGTGTGGAGATCCTTCCCACCGGCCGGTGGGCGGTCAGCGCGAAGATCTGGGAAGCCAGAGATCACGGCGGGGTGATCCCCCACGCGGACGTGTGGAAGTACGTCAAGGATCAGGCGAAGGGTCTGGGGTTCCAGTGCGTCACCTATGACCCTCGATACTTCGAGGTCCCCGCGAGGCTGCTCGAAGAGGACGGTGTCCCAGTCCTTCAGTTCGATCAGTCCCCTCAGCGGATGGCACCCGCGTGTGGGGCCACGTTCAAGCTGATCGTGAACGGCGAGATCATCCATGACGGGGATCCCGAACTCAGCATGCATGTTCGCGGCGCGGCTGCTGTCCCCCAGGAACGAGGGGGCTTCACTCTCAAGAAGAGCAAGAGCAAGACGCACATTGACGCATGCGTCGCGATGTGCATGGGGGTCTGGGTCCTTCAGGCGATGCTCGACGAACTTGAAGGTGTCGTGAAGATCGAAGGGGATCTGTTCGGGTCGAATTGACGCTTACGTGTCAGGGGGCTTAAGCTTCGCGGCGGTTGCGATCTACGATCGCGTTGCGCAGTGAGGGAGGACCCCGTGACGGTGCTCGACCGTGCGCTCAAAGCCGGGGAGAACATCGAGCGTCGCGCGAAGACTCTGACCTTCCGTCAGGTGGCGTTGACCCTCATAGCGATCATCCCCTTCGTAATCTTTTTCGTGACGTACTTCGTGATCATCAAAGGTGTGTGGACCGTGATCACGTGGCTGTACTCCGCTGGCATCGAAGGTTGGGAAACCGCGAAGACGATCAACCGTAAGGATCGGTGATCATGGGTCTTCTCGACCGGATAAACGCACGACACGCGGAACTGAAGAACCCGGTCGGGGGTGCGCTGGTCAGCGCGGGAGACGGAGCCTTCGGCCACGACTCCTCCCGCTGGCAGTCCCCGTCCCCCTGGTCGTTCACCTCCGAGAATGACGCGGCTCTTGATCGCGTCGCCACTGCTGACGATGTCTTCTCGGTGATCGGCTTGCGGGCACGGCTGATGTCCGGACTGAAACTGAAGGTCTACAGAGGGACCGGCTCTACTCGTTCGGAGGTCCAGACCGGACCGGCCGTGAACCTTCTCAAGCACGTGAACCCGTTTTGGACTCCCCGGAGACTTCAGCGGATGGACGAACTCTCCATGGGCATGTGGGGCTCGTCATTCTGGGCGATCGAGAAGGACGAGTTCGGCAACCCCCGTGAGATCTGGTGGCTCAAGCCCTCACGGGTGCGTGTGGTCCCCGATGAGTTCAACTACATCAAGGGCTACTTGTACGAACCGGCGAACGGCTCCATGAAGTGGATCCCCTTCGCTGCTGACGAGATCGTTTGGTTCCGGTACCCGAACCCCCTTGACGAGTTCGCTTCGTTGTCCCCCTTGCTCGCGGCGCACAAGGCGAGTACGGCCGGACAGTCCATGCTCGACGCGAACCGGTCACTCTTCACCCAGGGCATGCAAATGGGCGGCTTCGTCGTGCCGTCCGGGGACAAGGTCAGCTTCACCAAGGACCAGGCAGACGATCTCGAACGTTTTCTCGAAACCCGTTTCTCAGGGTCGAAGCACGCGCATCGGTGGGGAGTCCTCCGGTTCGACGCGACGTTCAAGGAAGCTCAGGTGACTCCGAAGGACGCGGAGTTCATCGACGGTATGAACATGACCTTGAAGCGCGTGTGCAACGTCTACGGCGTTCCGTCCCCCTTGATGAACGACCTCGAACACGCCACGCTGGCCAACGCGAGTGAGTTCCACAAGATCCTTTGGTCTGACGCGCTCGTGCCGGACGCGGAGCTGAAGAGCGACGAGATCACCGAGCAACTTCTTCCGATGTTCCCCGGTCGTCCGCTCCACGTGGAGTACGACTTCACGAAGGTCCCCGCGTTGCAGGAGAGTGCGACGTCGGTGTGGGAGCGAGAGCGAGCCCAGATCGAAGCCGGATCTCTCACGGTCAACGAGTGGCGAGAGAGCCACGGCATGCCACCGGTCCCGTGGGGCGATGTGTGGTGGGCTCCGGTCAACAAGGGTGCCGTCAACGGTCCTACGACTCCGGCACCGGAGCCGGAGCAAGTCCCCGAAGAGGACGCGGCGAACGCGCTCGCGGTACTCGATCTCAAGACACTAGAGTTCCGCCACGGTCCGTTGACGCTTAAGGGTCAGAACGGTCACGGGGTCAACGGACATGGGAGGGTCCGGCATGAGTAACCGGCTCAGCTATCTACGGGGGACGCTCGCGGCTCCGTCCCTGGACGGTGAATTGGTCTTCACCGCGTCGGCCGAAGGGATGAACCGTCACGGGTTCAGCCTGAACCGCAAGAAGTGGAAGATCGATAACTTCAACAACAACCCAGTGATCCTCTGGATGCACATGGATCACATGCCGCCTATCGGTCGTGGTCGCGCCACCCTGGATTCCTCCGGACTCCGCACGTCCGTGGTCTTCGACCGGAACGACCCCTTTGCGATGGAGATCGAACGGAAATACCGCGCGGGCTTCATGAACGCGGTGTCCGTGGGCTTCGACTTCGTGGACTCCTCCGGCGCTCCCCTCATGGATTGGTGGAGCATGTCCCCGGAAGAGATGGCTCACGAATCGTGGTATGACCTCGCGGAGGTCAGTGCCGTACCGGTGCCAGCGGATCCGAACGCGTTGATCCGTCAGCGTCAAGCGCTCGCTGCCGACTTCGGTCTGTGGGACCCGGAAGAGATCAGCAAGATGTCCGTGTTCGATCTCGGCGCGCGGTCGCGTTCGCTCGCGGCTCCGCAACCTCCGGCGTTCCCCACGTTCCCCGGTAACTCCGATCTCGAAGCACGGCTCTCTGTGATCGAAGAGACATTGTCCCGTCTCGCTCCCACGGAGCCAGCACCCCCAGAAGACGCACCGGTCGAGGAAGAGCCGGTGGAAGACGAGATCGATTCGGAACTAGCGTCCGGACTTCTCGCGTCGTTGACGCTTACGAGTCAGAAGGAAGGAAGTGACCACCAATGACGACCCTTGACGCTCTAGCGCAAGAGATGCGTCAGCGTCTCGACGCGATCGGGGAGGATGTCTCCGAACGAGTCTCGGACGTCCGGCTAAAGAGCATGGTGTCAGACATCGTGACGTCCATGTTCAACGGTCCCGAAGGAAAAGAGGAGCTGCGGAAGCTCCGGTTCGGGGCTGAAGACGATCACAAGCTCGTCGGGACGAAGTACTCCCGGTGGGGTCTCGGTGTCGCGGACATCGAATTCCTGTTCGAGCTTCAGGGCTCGCTCGCGGGACAGAAGCGCGTGGGGAACGTCGGGGTCTACGGCGGCCCGTCCGAGGAGCTGAGCAAGGCTTTCGGGGAGATCTCCACGGCGTTCTATCTCCCCATGGATGAGGTCCGCAAGCTGGACCGGAAGGCGATCGACGATCTCTTCCCCCGGTTGCCCGTCAACATGTTCCACGGCAGCGACCGGCAGCTAGCCAAGCGTGGCGCGTGGGAAGAGACCATGGCGTACCGGCGCGCAACGCTGGCCATGGACACCGCAGAGTCCGGCTTCGGCTCTCAGCTCGTCGGCGCTCAGTACGTCGGGGAGCTGTGGGACGCGGCTCGCCGTGAGTCCCGGCTGTACGGGCTGATCGAGTCCTTCGAGATGACCGACCCGACCGCGTATCTGCCGGTCGAGGTGGACATCCCCGAGATGCTGTTCGTCACGGAGAACACGGCGAACAACAGCTCTAACTACTCCACGGTGAAGACGGGATCGAACCGCGTTCAGGTGGACGCGAAGAAGTTCCTCATTCACCAGATGTGGTCAGGCGAGATGGAGGAAGACTCCATCATCCCCTTCATCCCGTTCCTTCGTCGGCAGGCTGCGGCGTCCATCGCGCACTACTCCGACTCACTGGTCCTGAACGGGGACAACACCAACGCGGCCACTGGCAACATCAACCTTGATGACGCTGACCCGGCTGACACGAAGCACTACCTCGCGTTCGACGGCATCCGGCACGCGTCCTTGGTGGACAACACCGGCAATGCGAACGACGCGGGCGGTGGCGTCTCGCTGTCCGCCCTGCACATGCTTCGCGGAGACATGATCGACACGACTCGGTTCGTGGACTGGGGTCACCCGGCAGACGCGAACGACCTGGTGTACGTCTCCGACCCGGAGACGGCCGACCGGATCGCGCTGCTCGACGAACTCCTGACCGTGGACAAGTACGGTCCTCAGGCCACGGTCCTCACGGGCGAGGTGGCGAAGATCGCTCGTCACCCCTTGGTCGTCTCGATGGCCATGAGCAAGACCGAAGCGGACGGAAAGGTCAGCACCACGGCCAACAACAACGTCAAGGGTCAGGTCGTCGCGTTCAACCGGCGCGGCTTCAAGACCGGGTGGCGTCGCAGGGTTCAGGTCGAGACCGAGCGTCTTCCCGCCACGGATCAGACCCGGCTCGTCTACTCGCTCCGTCTCGGCTTCGGCCGGTTCACCCCGACCGGTTCCGCGTCGGGCATCGAGGCGACCGCGTCCCTGTACAACATCACGATCTAGCGGATCTTCCGTTAGAACCGAATCTGAGCCGAAATCCTGCACTGCTCTCGGGGCAGTGCAGGGTCCGGTGCGGAGAGGAAGATCATGGGAAGAGCAAGGCAGATCGAGCGAACTATCAGCAAGGGACAGCTTGTTCCCCTGATGTTCTCTCAGGACCAGGTGGCCGACGCACAGAACGCCGTGGCCATGAACATCCTGGAGACGTCAGCCACCACAAGCACGCTGAACGTGACCGAATACGTCATGCCGTTCGACTTCGAGATCGTCGCGGTCTCGATCGTCGCGAACACCGGCCGGACGGCTGGAACGCTGACGGTGGACGCCACGATCGACGGCACGGTGACAGGTGTTCAGGGGATTCTGAACGCGACCAATACGACCCGTCATTACAGCTCGAACGCTCGTGACAACGATGCCGGTGTGGCAGGTCAGCGTGTAGGCGTAAAGCTCACGACCGCATCATGGACCCCGGTCGCGGCGAACGTCATGGTTCAGGTCTGGGTCCTGCTTCACCTCGAAGGGATCTGATCATCATGCCGAGATACAAGATCAACCACCGGTACTCCTCCGGAGACCACGGACCGTACGAAGAGGGGAACGAAGTCGAGCTGACGGAGGAAGAGGCGGCGTGGCTCAACCACGACTCTCCCGGTCTGCTGGACGAAGTCGATCAGGGCAAGCAAGCTCGCGAGAAGCGGGAGCGCAACGCGGAGATCGCGAAGCTGTACGAGCGGAACAAGGCTCGTGATCTTCCCGGCAACGCGGGCGCGGTGCTCGCTGATGGTCCCGTCCGGTCACTCGGTGGTGGAGACGTCAGCGCGGACGGCACGGCCACGTGGGACAAGGACTACGGCAACCCCGGTCCGAACCCTCCGGCTCCTAGCAACGATGACGTTCCAGCCGTTCACGAAGCGTGGAAGGCGGGAGCTGAGGTCGAGGCAGCGGAAGCCAAGAAGGAGGAAGACGCTCAGAAGGACGCAGACGCGTCCAAGGAGTCTTCCGGCACTCAGGGACCGACCGACTCGTCTTCGTCCACTGGCGACGCTTCTGGGGACGACAAGAGCGCAACCAGCCGCACGAGCCGGAGCCGGACCGCGAAGTGAGCAATCTGAAGGAGATCTCCGCCACCGGAGACGTGGTCACCGGGGGAGACGGTTACCGTCTTCACTCGGTGACTGTCAGTGCGGCGGCCGATGCTGCTTCCGTGGTGATCCGGGACGTCTCCGGATCGAGTCCCCTTCTCACGGTCAAGGCCGCGATCGGCGCGACCGCGACATGGCGTGCCGGTGATGTTGACGGGGTCTTCGTCGGTACGACGATTCACGCCACGGTCACCGGCACAGCTCCGGCCGTAGACATCGAGTACTCCTAGGGAGGTGATCACGGGTGGCCGTGACCAATGGGTATTGCACGGTGGCGGAACTCCGTGATCATCTCGGGGACTCCGGCTCCAAGCTCGATATCGATCTTCTCGAACGAGCGATCAACGGCACGTCTCGAGCGATCGACGACTACACCGGCCGTAGGTTCTGGCAAGACTCGACCGTTCAGACCCGGTCGTACAAGGTGTGGGATCCGTACATCGCGTGGGTGGACGACATCTCCACGGCTACCGGACTGATCGTCAAGACGGACGGGACCGGCGATTACCTGTGGTCTACCACGTGGCTCAGTACCGACTACGAGCTTGAGCCGGACAACGCTGACGCGAACGGCAAGCCGTGGTGGCGGATCGTGGCTGCTGGCTCTCAGACGTTCCCGGTCTCCCGTCGTCGGAAGACGCTCCAGATCACCGCGAAGTTCGGGTGGGCATCCATCCCCGATCAGATCAACGAAGCCGCGATCCTGAAAGCCGCGTCGCTCTTCAAGCGGAAGGACGCCGTTCTCGGTGTGGTCAGCTTCGCGGACTTCGGGCCGATGCGGATCAGCCGGAAGGATCACGATGTGGTCGAGCTGATCGGCAACTATGTACGGTCCCCCATGGGCGGTATGTGATGGCCGGACTTGAAGCGATCCGTGACGCGATCAAGACCACGATCGAGACGAACGTGACGACCCTGCACTGTTACGACACGGTCCCCGACGCGGCCAACGTGCTGCCCGCCGTGGTCGTCATTCCCTTCTCGACGGACTTCGAGATCGCGATGGGACGTGGGACCGACTCCTACGAGATCGACCTTTTGGTCCTCGTGTCCACGAGCGATATGGAGATCCAACAGGACTCTCTTGACGCTTACGTGTCAGGCTCCGGATCATCGTCCATCCGTCAGGCGATCTTCAATAACACAACGCTCGGACTCACGAACACGAACGCGCATATCTCCGAGATGTTGGAGTACGGCATGCGCTTCGAGGCTGCGGGCTACCCGCACATCGGCGCACGACTCCGGATGAAGGTCCACACCATAGGAACGGCGTAGGAGGAAGCAGTGGCGAAGTACAAGGTGGTCGGGGATCTGGAGATCGCGGGCGCGACGAAGGGCGAGACCGTTGATCTCGACCCGGAGCACGTGAACGTGACCGCGCTATTGGTCGCGGGCCACATCGAAGAGATCAAGT